GGAGTGGAGTAAAGGATAGGTTACGTAATGTCTATGTTGGCGCACTTACCCTACGTCAGATTAGCGACATTATGGGCGACCGAGTGCCTAAGATCAAAGAGTTTATTAATACTGTTGAAAACATGCTTGAGTATCGTAACAACATACTTGAGGAAGTAAAAAACGAGATTCGGCCTTGGCAAGAGTATCAAAGTAAAGATCCTGTAAAGGCACAACTCATGAGTAAGCTCATGATTGATACTACGGTAGCCAAAAAAGACCCCAGCAAACGAGATGCTAGTGGTAACTTTATAAAAACTGGCAACAAGCTAATTGACGATGCTTGGCAGCAAATAGGACCAGAAGGTCAAAAAATTTACGAAGACGTCAAAAAGTTTTACAAGCGCCGGTACGATGCCTATGTTGCCATGAACCTTGAAAACAAGATGTTGTCTTTAATGGCGGACGGGTTTAGCAAAGCCGAAGCTTTAGCCAACCCAGAATACCTGTCAATGAAGAAACACTTTGAAGACCAAAGTATTGAGCCTTACTTCCCATTACGTCGTTTTGGCGAATACTCGGTACAGTTAATGCGAGGAGACAAGCGCTCGTTCTATATGTTTGAGTCGCCAGAGCAGCGGGATGCTTTTATTCAGACCGTAATACCTATTCTGCAAAAGAAATACGGCAAAGACTTTGACCCACAACAAGATATTACTCCCCGTAATAGCTCTAGGGACTTGCTGTATTCAGAAAATCTGCAGAATGCTCAGGCTTTAACTACGTTAAAAGATTTAATTAAGACCACGCCAGCCGCAGATACTATGGGACTGAAGGGTCCTGACGAGCAAACGCTGCGTGACAATCTGACCAAAGCCGTTGAAGATCTGTACTTATTGCAGTTGCCAGACGCCAGCATCCGAAGAATGTTTATGAACCGTGAAAATATTCCCGGTATGGACTTGGATATGCTACGTGCCTTTACGTCGTCCGCTTTCCATATGGCTTATCAGCACTCTCGGTATAAATACAGCCGACCCCTTTACAACTCGTTAGACGCCGCTTCCACGCAGGTTCGTGAGTTAGACCGTGAAGAAGGCAAAGTCATGGCTGAGTACCTACAAGAAATTAAGCAGCACAGAGTCAACTACATCATGAACCCAGTGGATACTGGTCAGACTGCGGCACGGCTTAGTAACTTGTCATTCTTGTGGTTCATGACTTCTCCAGCTTCTGCAATTACTAACATGTTGGGTGTGCCAGCCGTTGGCTTGCCTGTAGTCGGTGCTAAGTTTGGTAACGCTAAAGCCATGGCTACCATGGCAGCGTACAGCAAACGGGTATTGGGCTCTGGGTTTAAGGATAAAGACGGTAAATTTGTTACGCCATCCTTATCCAACAGGTTAGACATCTTGTCTGAAGCCCAAAGAGAAGCATATCAGCGGGCTGTGGCTGACGGCATTATTGACATTACTTTGACTCATGACATCGTTGGCTTGGCTGAAACACCGTCGGCTTTGTATCAAGAGGGTGCCGAGCATGCCGTGATGAAGTACGCCAGCTTTGTTTTCCACGGCGCTGAGAAGTTCAACCGTGAGGTGGTTTTCATGTCATCGTTTGACCTAGCCTATCAGCAGTACAAAGCCAAGGGCTACAACGAAGAAGGCGCTCGCAAAAAAGCTATTGAGGTAGCTAAAGAACTGACCTACAAATCAATGTTCGACTACTCAACGCTAAATAAACCAAGATATTTCCAAGGCCCAGCTGCAAAAGTTATTCTTCAGTTCAAGCAGTTCTCGCAACAGATGACTTATCTGCTGACCCGCAGTGCATTTGAAACTATTTATAAAGAGTTCACTCCTACCGAGCGGGCTTTAATTCGAGACCAGATTAAGGCTGAAGACAAAGCATTTAGAACTGAACAACCAAGAATGACAGAAGAGCAGTTAGACGCTGCCGTAGAACAATATATTGCTGACTTCCGCAAAGAAGCACGTAGCCGACTATTAGGCGTTTATGGAACAACCGCAGTATTTGCTGGAGCTTCGGGTTTACCCTTATGGTGGGTGGTATCTTCAACCGCCAACGCTTTGCAGGCTGTATTTGGTGAGGACGACGAAGAGGATTGGGACTTTGATATTTGGTTCAAAGAGTGGGCTAACGAGACCTTTGGTGGGTTCTTTGGTGATGTAATGGCCCGTGGTGCCGTATCTCAATTAACTGGTGCTAACGTAGCAGATCGTTTGAGCTTAAATGGTTTGTGGTTCAGGGATATGCGTAAGAGCGACGACGAAGTATCGTGGGTACAGAATCAGTTAATTAACCTGCTTGGACCAACTGCAGGGCTTGTAATTAACAGCGCTGAGGCCGTAAAACAATACAACCAAGGGTACGTAGACCGAGCAATTGAAACGGCGTCTCCTGCGGTCATTAAAAACTTCCTAAAGGGTATGCGATTTAGTGAGACATTTGGTGAAGGTCGGGCTACCAACCTCAAGGGTGATGAACTTGTAGGTGATATTACTGGCGCCGAAGCTTTTTATCAGTCCTTGGGTTTTGCACCAGAACGTGTTGCACAGCAGCAAAAAGTTAATATTGATAGAAAGACCATAGAACAGGATATTTTGAAACGTCAAGCTCGTTTAAGAGATGCGTTCTTTATGGCTATAGATAATGACGATGAAGATCTTAGAGAGCGCACATTAGAAAAAATAGCTAAGTTTAATGAACAATATCCTGAAATCGCTATTAAACCTAAGAACTTGTTAAAGTCTGTTCGTGGACGTTACGAACGTCGTGCACTTGCTGAATCTATGGGCGGCATGACATATGACAAGCGCTTAATAGGCCGACTATCTGAGTTTGGTGGTTACGGCGATAAAGCCGAAGACTAAAAAAGCCCCCACCGAAGTGGGGGATAAAGTATCACTTAACAAGGAAACAAATGAAGTAGCCACTGGCTACAGGCAAATAATACTACTTAATACGCCATACCCGCAACCCACGTATTCCCTTTTCTACAACAATTTGTGTCTTAATCTTGTACCCAAGACGTTTTGTGGTGCGGCTAACTTGAGTCAAAGCCTCTTCCGTATCCAAGCAGGGGATAAAGAATGACGACCCCACCACAAAGTTCTTCCAATTAACTGTGAAGCTCAGCCCGTGTATCAGCATTTTCTGTTGCTACGTCCAGTAACTGCTCTTCCTCAAAGCACTTAGCCGATATATCAAAGGCAAAGCAATCGACGGCACCGGACTTAATTTTAGTCCCCTTAGAAATACGTTTCTTTTTGATCCCAAGATATGCTTTATCTGCCTGCAAAGCATTAAGCACGTCTTTCAAAGTAATCTGATTCTCAGAGCAGTATTTTCTAAACTGCTTGGCATTGATGTACATCTCTTTGGTATCAGGCTCAATCCTAACAAATAACTTGTCTAGTCTAGGCTCTTGGATTGGTAATTGTTCCATACCGGTACGTCCGTCAACCTCGTCATTAATGACCAGCACGGCACCACGGTTCTCGTTAATAAACTCACTGATTGCATCAGTTACGCCGACGCTTGGAGCCTTGATCTCATGACGCATAACCTTGAGTTCTTCCACAATCCACTTGTAGACCCTGTGAATATCAAAGTCGATAATGCCTAGGTCTTTGGCAATCAAAGCACCAGCGATGTTACATGCAACGACAGCCGACCAGAAGCGCTCACGGTTGCTCATATCCACGGCTTTGTCGACCCGCTGCTGAACCTGCATTACCAAATCCATGGCATTTTCTAGGTCGCCGACTAGGTATTGAGCGTACTTGACCCCAGCATGCCCGTAGTTGTCGTACAGAGAGTTAAATATGGCGTCGGCTTCTTGCTTGGATAAATTACCCGTGAGTTCAATCTTGTACTCCAAGAGACGCATAAACTCGCCATCGGGGGTAGCTTTGAGGGCGGCAAGTTTGTCGTAGAACGATGCGTTAGAACTGGTCAGAACAATAGTCCCCCACTTAGTGGCGTTGGCACGCTCAGCATTCTCGTGCTGCTTCATACGGTTCTTACCTCTACCTTGCGATGCACCATAAAGCAGGTCCGAGAAGTGGTCGCCGCTCATCTTGGTAACTTCGTCAATAGTCACGGGTAAATTATTCATAACCCCAAGGCGGTGGATCATGGAGTTCATGGTGTCTTTCCACTGGAGCATGAGTTCTTCGGGGTGCCCCCATACGCTATTGCACATCTTCAGGATGGTCGACTTACCCGTACCGGACGTATTGTTTACTAGGTTAATGATGGCGCCCTTGTGTTTGAGGTGCTTAAGTAGCGGGGCACCAAAGGCGGTGAAGAAGCCAAAGGCATGTGGTTCAAACCCAGGCTGGTCATATACCTTGGTAGCACGTTTCCAAGCGTCGAAGTCACCCGTCGGCTTTAAATGGTCAGCTAATGATCCAGTGGCTACTGAGGGTGGGCTATACGCTACTTTGTCGGCTGAGACTTCTTGCTCGCCAATAATGAACTTCTTATCCTTGTCTGCCCAGCCAAATTGATTCCGCATAACTTCTAGCTCCATTGAATGTTGTAGGTTTTTTGCCGAGGCGATCATGTAAGCCATGATGCCGTCCATCTGTTTCTTGGGTGCTATGACTCCAAAGAATCCTAGCTTGTCCCGTAACTTCTCAATCGTCATGGCGTCTGTTGCTGGCATCGAGAATTCTTTCATGCCGTCTTTTGGTAGGTGCAATCTGATCCAAACCGATTCGCCCTTGGCTGGATCATGCAGACGCTTGACGATATATAAGTCGTGCTCGTAAATATTTATGGCATCTTTGCCACCATCGTCGTCTCGTATTTCTATGTAGACTCCGCCGTTCTTGCCTCTGAAGTATGGGAAGGGGTACGAGGGTATATCAAACACCTCTTCTTGCCCAGTCTCCGTAGTTTCAACAATAACATTGGTTTCTGCAGCCGCAATTTCAGAGCCAAGTTGAACCGGAGATGAGATAGTCCCCTTATGCCTACAGCCTTCACAACCCGACGGATTGAGCTTCTCGAAAGTAGCACATGTGTATGGCCCTTTTGTTTGATTAGCTTTGCGCTCTGTACCTTCCGGCGAGTACTCGGGGTGCCCTTCGGAAATTTTGTGAATTGCTTCATCTCTATCTACGCATACTGCCGCTACCGACAGTCCTGCTCTCCATAATGGTTCTTCAATCGAATCTTGATTTACTGCAATATTCTCAAGCTGTGCACATCCTTCCCCATTCATGGTTTTAATCATGATGGTTTTGAATCGGCTTTGTTTATTGCCTAACAACGATAGCGCCGACTCACTGTACTGACGGGGCATCCACTCAGGCGCAACTAGTACACCGATGGTTTGCTTGATATACCCATAGTCTATTTCAGGCTGAAGTGCCAAAATTTCAACAGGTAAGGGTGGCTCGTCCTTGAAATTAAGTGTCTCTGGTACACGCAAAATAGATGCGTTATCTGCCGTTCTGGATGGGTCTGCATCGAAGCCATGTTCTTCACAAAGCGCTTTGAGTCGTTCAGCTACTGGGCGCCACTCAGCACGACCGATTACTTCTTTGAGTCTCCAGTACGCATGAATACCCCGCCCTGAATTAACTACTGAGGGCAGCGGCATATTAATCTTTTTACAGAATGCTTTTAGTTCTGCAAGGCCGACGGTCTGATCGGCGTAGGGTTTACCCTCACCACAATCAATATCTATCCAAAAGGCTTTGATAATGTCGCCGTTGGGTTGAACACGACCTTCTTTGGGATCCTTGTATTTGGCACAAGCAAAGTAAACATTACACTTTTCTTGTAGTAACGTAGCAATCTCCGCTTCCGCATCAGCTAATGTCTGATGGAACGATTGCTTTGGACGTACCTCATCCTGCCGTAAACCAACTATGCAATACCACCCCTCTCCCTCGGGTGCTAGTACCGCACTTAGTAAGTCTGTTGTTGCCATATATCCTTAACACCGAAAAAATAAGGACAGCAAGGGATTCGGCAGTATCCCGGTTCGCTCCGTCGAGCTAGCTGTCCCCGTAGACGTTACTTACTCAGTATCTTCTCAATTAGTTCAATCTTGTCTTTGCGTGGAACACCAGCACCAGTAAACCATGTGTATATCGTCATTCGAGACACACCAAACTTGCGTGCCATGGTTGCTACTGGGATTCCTTTTTCGATGCAATATTTGCCAAGGCGGACCCCGGGGTGCCGAGGGTCGCTAGCTTTTACTGCTTCAACAAAACGGAGGCTATAACCTTTTAAATTCATGCTTCGTCGTCAGTGGACCATCCGCTCATCACGGCTTTCAAGTCTCGTTTAGGAGTGGGTTCCTCTTTCTTTTCCTCACGCTTTTTAGGCTCAGGAACGGATTCCGCTTCTACCTCAACTTTGGCTACCTCTGCCTTTGCTTTGGGTGCTTCAAGCTTTGGCTTAACGCCGTCGGCTTGTGCGATTGTCATAGTTACTGCGCTCTTAGCAGCTTGAGTTTCACCAAGTTTCTTGGCTTGCTCCCATTCATGGCGCTCTAAGAATCGCACCGGTCTAAAGAATAACTTACCAACTGTTGAGTCTTCATCAAACCGCATCTCAGTAACCAAGCTATTTAAGTTGTAGCCTTGTGAGCCGACGTATTTAGCGTATTGGTTAAATGGCATGTGGTCTAAATCACCAGGGTCTTTCATGTCATAGAAAATAGACTTGGATTGCAAGGTCATTTGATAGACGTCGCCATCTAAATCAGCCGCCAACGCTACTGCAATACGACGGTTCTTACGGCATGCTTTGGTATTACCCTGACCTGACCCGTTAATATCTTGAGGGCAGTTAGCACATGCTGATGCTTGTGGTGACTTAATAGATGGGTCGGGTTTCTCACCATCGTTAGACCAGCAATCAGGCGGCGCAGCATCGGCTTTGGGATCCCATGCCTTTGCATAAAATGTCCTTGAGATATTCTTGGAAGCGTTAACAATAACAACTTCTAGCTTGTCGGTATTAGTCTTTGATACTTCGGTGCCGTCAACTTTAAGCACGAACTTATTATTGCCAAGCGCAATACGCTTGACTTGCGATCCACCACCCGCTAGGGCTTTGGTTACATCATCAAGCTCGACTTCCTTAAGATAGTCAGGCAGTTGGTTGTTAAACAAGGCGACGTTACTCATTTGCTTCTCCTTACAGTAATAGCGTATGTGCGATCCACATTTAAACCGGCGGGATGCAAGTCCGGATTCTCTTCCAAAAACTGCTTCATATTGGATTGATGAATTCTTTTCTCCAGCAGATCAGGGGCTTTATGCTCATGCAAGAACTCATAAAACTTTTCCCAATCGTTTGTCCAAAATCTGCTCTTGACGCTACGCATCGCAGTACCATGTTTGGTTTTGATACTGTCGACGTTTGTCTTTTTGCAGAGTTCGAGTATTTCTTGTTCGATCAAAGATAACTGCTCGTTAAGATCAGCCTCTTTTTCTTCTAGTTCACGACGTAATTGGTCACGGGTGTCACGTATTTTGATATAGATCTTGACCAGTTTGTCCATATCGGCGACGGGTTGTACTACCGCTTCGGCATCATTCATCTTCGTTTTCCTTGTTAATTATCGGGTCTA